AGAAGTATAAAAAGTATAAAATGAAATATATTGCTTTAAAAGCTAAAATGCTAAACAATATTTAGATATTTATTATAATCGACTTTTATATCCTGAATTAAAAGGATCTTGAACATATACACCATATGGTGAATTTATTGTAAACCACCTTCCATATACTTCTTTTTTACCTTTCTTTAAGAACTCTTCAACACTACAATTAAATTGTTTTGCAAGAATTTCTAATGCTTGTTGATGAGTTATTCGTTTAGGAACTGTAATATTAATACAATAATAAATACGTTTTACTAATAGTTTAGGAATTGGTGATGGCCATGTTTGATGATTATAATCTGGTCTAGATTTATTGATTATTTTAGTGGTTAATTTAGGAGTAGTTTCTGGTGTATATAAAGGAGATGGTGGCAAAGGTGGTAATTTTGAGAATTGTTCAGACATTATATAATGACGTATCTATTATATAATTATAAAATTATAAAATTATATAATTATATAATTTTAAATCAATTTTATTATTAATATCAACTTTGGTACCGTTAAAAACTAAAGTTAAAACTCTATTTGTGAGTTACTTTATATTTAAACTTGGATTCATTCTCATAATTTTAGACTCTACTTTTATCCTTTCAGCTTGTTCTCTTCTATATTTTGAAACAACTTCAGCAACTTGTGGATTAGCTAGTAATACATTTAGTTGTTGATTTGGAAAAAGAGGAAATACTGCTTCATTTTCTAATAATTCAACAATTTCTCTTTCTGGATTCCATGCACCTAACTTTTCTGCTATATTATATATAGTAGTACCATTGAAAGTTATTTGAGGAGCCTTTTCTGGATAACCAAAAACTAGAACTTTAAATACTTCACCATCTATTAATCTTTGAATATGTAAAAAATATCCTTGTTTTTTAATAAATTTAAAGGTTTCTTTAGGCAATAATTCTAATTCTTCATTTACTTTATGCCAATTAGTATTACCACCAATTTGTCTTTTCAAATCAATATATTTTTGCTTGTATTTTAAATATTTCATCTTATATTTATCTTTTCCTCCTCCTCCTCCAACTCTTTGTAATAATTGTGGAACTAACTCATTTGCAGGTACTGGTACAGTATTATCAATGATACCATTTATTAAATCAAAAAATCTAGGATTAACCGGAGGTATTGAACTAATTGCTAATTGAATAAGACTTGATGGCGCTCTTCCACCACCAGCTTGACTAACTGTTTGTGTTGTAATTTGATTTGCATATATAGCACTATCGGTAGTATCATCACTGGTTTCAAGTGAATTACCGATATTTATAATATTTTTTTGATTACTTTTATATTCATCAGAATTAAAATTATTAAGTTGCATATATATTATGTATATAAAATAAATATAAACTAAATAAATATAAACTAAATGTGAATATAAAATAAATATCTTTGATATTTTTGTCATCTTTATTCTTTATAATTCTTAAATTATTCTTTAAGAATAAAGAGTCATTACATTTTATAATCAGATTTATATTTCAATCTAAGACCCGAGAATCTCTTCAATTAAATCACAACAATCTTTATTTATAATTGCATCCCCTGGCAATCCATATCTAGATTTATCGATGATTTTATATTGTCCACTTTTAGTTTGACTTATGCAATAATATTTATCAGGCCATGCTTTATATTTATTAGCAAAATCATTTTCCCAACAATCAACCAATACTTCAAATGGAGGTTTTTCTTCTGCAATAAATTTTTGTGCTCTTTCAACTCTTTCCTCAAAACATTTTTGAGGGGTTGGAGCATTTGGTACACCTTTAGGCCATGCAGTTGAATGCGCTTCATCGATTTGTATCAATATAAAATTTATTTTTTTTTCTTTCATTCTATCAGCAAGTTTAAATAAACGTTCTTTACGAACTAGAAATGGGGGTCAGGACATTGAAAATGCACCAACAAATGTATACTTATTGTCATTCTTTGCTACTCTATCTAGTAGAGATACTTTTTGTGTACCAGACGAATCAAATACCTGAACATCTTCAAATATATCACCAGGATTAAAATCTTTATTTGCATTATATACAAGTTTATTTTCTCGCATATATACAACTGATTGAAGCACTTCTGCATCATACTTTGTAGGAGATTCATAATATTTTGAAAATATTTTACGATAATTCTGAACATCTTCATCTTTGGTTCTAAATCCAAAATAATCTAATGTAATACGATGTATAATATACATTGCTTCATGTGAACTATAGTGTTCAAATGAATTATCTTCATAAATTTCTTTTCCAACAGGGCCTAGAATTAGGGAGTCTTCATATTGCAACATTTTAATAATTAGAGCACGATTGTCTAATTCAGTGTTTGTAAATTCCATATTACTGGACATTATATAGTTAGCTTTTAATAAAAGTATAAAAATTGAAAATTTCAATTTTTAAATCCATATAATAAATATATATAAAGAATGTTCCCCAGTACAAAGTTTACAGATGTTGTAAAACATGGTAATTATATCCATGTAGATCATACATATGGTTGCGATCATGTTAAATGCAACCGTTGTTATAAAACAAATATATATAATTATATCACATTTGAAGGAGTTAATTTGTGTATGCAATGTGTTGATTGTATAACTAGACCGAATATTAATCCAAACCCAATAATTCCACTCATGACTATGCATACAAATATTTATAATCCAGGCTATATTAACAATAATTATATTAATAATAATATCAATAATAATATTAAAATCAATAAATTTAAAATTATAGATAGAATTTCAACAAGTGATTTTAAAGTATTACTTAATAATAATACTTTAGTTATGCATTATAAGGAGATTATGGATAAATATTGGGATTATCTATCATTTTGTGACAAAGAATTTTTCATTCAATTTGATTAATTATTATTTTATTATTTTATTATTTTATTATCTTATTATTATATATATATATTAATAATGGCTTCTTACTCTGCTGCAGATATTGCACTTATTTTAGCTTCTTTACCCCCTCCTGGTGGAGCACCTCCTCCTTTACCTCCTGGTGGAGCACCTATTCTTTTACCACTTGCACCTCCTCCTGGTAGAGCACCGATTCCTTTACCACTTGCACCTCCTCCTGGCGGTGCTCCTCCTCCTGGCGGTGCTCCTCCTCCTGGCGGTGCTCCTCCTCCTGGCGGTGCACTTGCACCTATACGTATTGGACCAGTTCTAGTTACAGTTGGATTAGCACCATTTTTAAGTACAACTCCCGCTGGTCTTCCACCTGGTGCTCCATTAGGAACTCCATTAGTTATAAACCCTGCAGCAGTTTGTGCATTTATAACTGCTATACTAGCTCTTCCTACTCCAGCTCCCGGAGCAACATTAGCTTCAGTATATCCAGCAGGAACAGTACTACCATTAGAAAATGAATTAAATCAATTACTCAGTGGACGTAGAGATACATGCACTGTTCGTGATTTTGTATTAGCTCTATCTGATGTAAATAGAGAAGCTATTGCATCACAAAGTGCAGATGCAGCTGGTAATTCCTTAGCCGGTAGAGGAGCCGAAATATTTTCACAAGTATATGAACCATTACAAGGATTACAAGCACTTTTATCAGCAAGAGCTCCAAGATGTGCATTATCATATGCACCACCACCACCATCTGTTTATCCTGTAGCAGGTGTAGGATTAAGGGCATTATGTGCAATTGGACCAGGTGTTGGTCCACCAGGTGCAATAATTATGGGTGCACCTAGAGCACCACCCGGTGGTATAATTATGGGGGCACCTGGTGGTATGGTTATGGGTAGAGCACCAGTTTTTGTACCAGGATTCGGATGGAGGTGAGTAAATAAAACTAATAAACTAATATAAAGATATAATAATAATATATTTAGGGCTCTCACAGCAACAATTATTTTTTTCGCTATTTGAAAAAGTTAACCCTTTACGAGTCCTGTTTGTTGTTAAATATTTCGGTATCTAACAACGGTTGTTGCTAAACGACCATCCAGCAATTCTATTCTATAAATTTCGCTTAATTTTTAATAATTAGTTATGTATGCCTTGGTTCATTTTTGATGTTATCATATATACATTTAATTAATTACTAAAAGTGATTGTTGTCAAACGATCATACAGCAATTTACATTTACTGAAATGTTTTTCCTATTTATTTATATCTTGTAGATATTGCTGCAGCATTGATCTAGATCTCTCAAGAAATGAATAAATTTTAACACTAATTATTCTAATTAATTAGTGTATTGTTATAGTTAAATTCCCCACTGGGAACTTAACTATTGGTTATTTACTGTACAGATTATTTATAGTCAATTTATTAAATTTAGTTTTAAGTTCAATATAGTTCTGAATTCACTATATTTTGGATTTAATTGGAAGCTTCTATTAGATATTAAGATTTATAACAAAAAAGTTTTAAATTTTTGATTTCTAATTATATATATATATAGTAAGGTTTGGTGATCCTTATTTATTGTCGACATGCCGTTTATTGCTAACGTGCTACTTTTTAATATGCGCATTTATATTAAAAATAAAAATTTTGTTATTTAAAAAACAAAAAAAATAATTTTTTAGTTATTTTTTAGGTTTAAATTATAAATTATATATATTTAATTATATATTATATAATTAAATATATGAGTTTTGTAAAAAAAGAAACTAATAATAAAGATGATGAAGAAAATGTATTACCATGGACACCAGAACAAGAAGAATTATTAGCAACTTGGGCAGACAAAGCACTATGTTATAGATGGTTACACGATCTTGCAGAAAAAAAATATACTAGATTAAATAATTTTATTCAAATTCCAGTTATTATATTATCAACAACAACTGGAGCACTTAATGTTGGTATAGATTCTGTTTTTCCTGGTTCTATGAAACAATATGCAAACATGAGTTTAGGTGGAGTATCATTATTAACTGGTATTATTTCTACTGTCGGAAATTTTTTAAGGTATGCTCAAAATATGGAAGCACATAGAGCTGCATCTATTCAATGGTCTAAATTTAATAGAAATATTGCTGCTGAAGTTGCAATACATCCTGAACAACGTCAAAATGCAGTAGATTTTTTTATGATATGTCGTGCTGAGTTAGATAGATTAATTGAACAATCTCCATCAATTCCAAATGATATAATTATTGCATTTGAATCCAAATTTATGGATGTAAAAATAAGTAGACCAGAAGTATGTAATAGTTTAGAACCAACCAAAATTTATAAACCATCTCATGGTTTGGATTTTATGAGAACATCATCTCCTTCCAATGAAGCTGCTAAAAAAAAACCTATCTTTAATTTAAAATTAAGTTCTGGAAATAAGAAATTAAATTCAAAATCAAGTCCAAATTTAAATAGCGAATTTATTAATATGGAAACTCGTGATAATGATTCATCTAGAAATTCGCAAGATTCACCAATTTCACCAAATCATAAAAAAGATCTGAAAGATTCAAAGAATGATACTATAATTACATTTGATAATAATCAACCAACGAATACAAAACATAGTACAATAATGAATATATTAGATAGTTAAAATCTTTAATATTTAAAGAAGATATTATAATATATTATATTATATATTATAATATAATGAGTGAGAAATACATATTTAAAATTTTAGAAAGACCAACAGAAGTATTACTAATTATTGAAAACGGAGTTCTAAAATTTATTACTGTAATTAATGAAGAAACATTTAATTTACCATATTTAAAAAATAAAGTGTTATCAAAATTTTTAAGTAAAGTTATTGATAAATTTCAAGATAATACATTGAAATTAGATTATCTTATTAAAAAAATAGATCATTCAAATTTATTATTAACAATCATGGTATGGGATGGTGAAAAACATATATATGATATTAGATTAAAGTCTAAAGAGTTACACGACGGTGAGATTACAGATAGTAAAATCAAAACATCAATTGTTGATTTAGATACAAAATTACATAAAAAAATATTAGACATTGATCGTAAATATGATGATGAATGTGATAAAATTAATGAATTAGTAAAACAAAAAACTCAAGAAACAAAAAAAGAGTTATTGACACATTATACTGTAAATCCTTATAGGAATTATAAATTTAAATCAATTTCAATTATTAAAGGTATTAATAAAGCATTTAAATCATTAGATTTATTAGTTGAAACAAGCACAGATACATATGAAACAATAAGGGATTCTTTTTATGAAAAAATATTTGATGAACTAAAAAAGTATGAACATTTTAATAATTTTGGAAAGAGTTTATTTAAAGAATTATCAATTAATGATAAATCATCAAAAACAGAATATGTAAAATGTTATTTCTTAGAATTAAGTATTTATAATATACTTGAAGTTATATTAAATAATTATGGGATTATTGAGATAATTTATTTAAATCTACATTATAATAAGGCAACATGTAAAATAAATCTTAAAGTAAAATTTTTATATGACGACAGTGAGGTCAGACATTATAAGTGTTTACCAAATTTATTTAAACAGGATTTATCAAATTCAAAATTAATTTATAATTCATTAAGTAAAACAAACATAATAAATAAAGATATATTAGATATATTCATTTTTCAGAATTTAAAATAAAAACTAATATATGCCTAGAAGTATAAATAATTCTCCCATATATATAGAACCAAGAGTAATACGTACATATAGTCCAAGAATAAGACACATTATTAATGATACATATACTCCAAGTTTTAATTCGGTTATAATAGAAGTTTTTTATAGTTTATTATTTTCACACCATATACCAATATTAATGAAAGGAGACGGTCTAATTGGAGACACTATATTATTTAATATTTCATCTATTTCTGATTTTTTACAGTGTTATATAGGTAAGATATTATTTTATCTTTTAATCTTTACATGTCTACATTATTTAGTAATACCAAGTGTAAAATCAGTAAAAATTGATACAATTAAAAAACACATATCAAAATTACATATAGGTAAGAAGATTGAAACGAAGAAAAGTGAAGAAAAGAAAAGTGAAGGAAAGAAAAGTGAAGGAAAGAAAAGTGAAGGAAAGAAAAGTGAAGGAAAGAAAAGTTAAAAAATTGATTTAAATAACTATTAATAATTATATAATTATTAATAAATATAAATGCAAGATATTGCGGAATTAAATTCAACAATTAATTATGAAAATAAAATATTTCCCTTAACTAAATATAAAAATATGACTTACAAACAAGTATATAATACTAATGATGATAAATATTTCAAATATTTAATAGGATCTTTTAAGTTTAATTATAATGATATATATGATTTTTACCAATATTTACTTTTAAAAAATAAATTTTCAATAGAAATATCAAAATTATTAAATATTAAGATTCTATTAGATACTGAAACAACTGGATTTGCAAATTATGATTCAGTCTTACAATTATCATATATAGTTTTTAATGAAAATGAAATTATTAAAACATTTAATCAAATTGTACAAATTAATCCTAAAATTAAAATATCAAATGCAGATATTCATGGTATTACAAATCAACGATGTGTGAAAGATGGTATTTGTATAACGAGTGTATTGGATACATTTATTAAAGATCTAACTTATTGTAAAGCAATAATTGGACATAATATTAGTTTTGATATTAGAATGTTAACCAATGAATTTAATCGTATTAAATATGATTGTACTCCAATGAGTTGTAAAAAGATAGAAGATACAATGAGTATTCATGGTAAGAGAATTAAACTTGGAGTATTATATGAACAATTATTTAATCAACCAATGTTAAATGCACATGATGCATATTATGATGTAATTGCTACTTATAGGATCTACAAAGAATTGAATAAAAATTCAAATAAATAAATAAACTTACTTTATTAATAAATAAATAAACGTTGTTGGCTTTACTCGTCCACAACAATAACCTCGTACTTTGACACTGCACGGAGCATCATTGAGTAGGGGGTCATCGGCGCGTTGTCCATGAGCAGCTTCAGCATCTCTGCCGAGAAACCGCTCATTAGTGCAACACCGGGAGTATCCTTGCGAACAGGAAAGGAGACCTTCGTGTCACGAAGGTTCCAGAAGACAATGTCAGGGACTGTGTAGCCTGCAGTAGTGTACATGCCAACAACCTCTGCATGTGCAGCCTTGTAACGACCAGCGTCGGTAGCTGCATCGAACTGCATGTCCGTAAAGACAAGAATCTTCTTGGGCATCTGCTCAGGCGTGAGTCCGTAGGTCGTGGCCTCAGTCAGCAGCATCTTGAACACTGCAATGAAGTCCGTGTTCATCTCCCACGCAGCGCGCGAAAGAGAACGGACCTTCTCTCCAAGAGTCTCACCGGTAATCGCGTGCCACTGAGGCACAGCCGAGAAGGTGATGACACGATTCTTGAAACGACCCTTGGAGAGGGAAGAAACAAGAATTCCCATAGCGATCGAAACCTCCATCGGGACACCGGACATGGAACCACTTACGTCACAGACAGGAGTACATCCATCAAATGCACCTGCAGCAGCAAGTCGATCCTCTAGCGCCTTCCACTGCGCATCAACAGCTGCATCTACTGCACCGTATTGGAAGTAAGTACGGACAAGCTCGTGGGGCTGAATGCCCTTAGAGTTCATCTTGCTCTTACCAGCTTGAACAGCGGCAAGATAAGCAGTGTACTTCTCAGGAAGATGCTTCATGAAAGCCTTCTTCTGCTTTCGTGCAGCAGTCGCAGGAACACCTGGAAGGTAGATCTTCTCCCACGTGCCAAGGCTCTGATGGCGCTCTAGGACATCAATCACAGTACGCATAGGTGTCAGGTACTCAACACGATAGTTGCGCATGGTTACACCAAGAAGAGTAGCAAGTCGATGAGCAGCCTTCATCTTATTGTCGTCCTTGCAATTCTCTGTTGGTGCCCACTTGGCAACAAGAGACAGGGATGTCTTTGCAGGTACTGCAGCAGCACCGCCAGCCATCGCAGAGGGTGGTGCATTAAGGATGGCCTTGTCCATCTTCAGGACTGCTGCCATGAGCTTGAGCTCAGGATCAGCAACGAGTGGGTGACGACACATGGAATCAAGGACCAGAAGATCCTTATAACATCCCACGTCAGTAAACCCCTTGAGGTTCTTGAGGTAGGTGCGAGGCTTCCAAGTCTTCAGGAAGGCAAACGCATCAAAAGAGACACGCTTCTCCTGCTTGCCATCGCCAATACAATCGCGAAGATTCATGAGAATCTTGAGCGCCAAACTTGGGTTCTCGAGGTAGGCAGTTCGAAACAGATCCACCACCTTGGCAGATGGAGTGTCACGCACTACGCTCGCGAAAAAGTCAAGGCAAGCTGAGCCAGTAGAATTGTGCGCAGCCATGCCATTCTCAGTGGTGGTATCCGGCAGAACCGGACCAGACGCAACAGCGTCCCACTGGGCAAAAAGGTCATTCATATGATTCGTCTTGGAATCGGTCATTTATGATATAGTTAATTTAAGAGGGTATACATATAAAATAATAAATTCAATTTTTTTAGGATTAAATCCTAAAAAAATTGGTGGGAATGAAATGACAGCTCAATTTTTTTAATCTGATTATTTATAATCATATTAAAAAAAATTGGTGGGAATAAAGTGACAGCTCAATCTTCTTCAGCATGCGGATATAATGATGTAAGAAGTGGACTACTTGATGATCTTTTTACTGTATTTGCTTTTACTTTGTTTTTATTAATTAGTTCTTCGGATATAGAACGTCTACGGGAATAGACTGTATCTACACTAGTATTCGTATATAAGGGATTATCTAAGATTGTTGGTAATAAAGATGGTCTACGTCGTTTACTTGGTTTACAAATATATTTTCTAGAACATATTAATATTGGTGTTAATAATATGACTGAACCAAAAAATCCATATAACACAAACATTTTATTTGATGAAATCCAGGAATTCTCGTTATTTTGAGAATTCATGATAGACGATGTATTATAAATCTGTTCAGGTAGCACATTTGTAGAATTATAATATGATATTAATGGAGTTACAAATTGAGTTACATATGGACTTGGACTTAGAGATGGACTATATATACATGTTTCATTCGTTAATATTTTAGTAGTGTCTTGTATAGATGGTATTACAGATACAGTTACTATATTCGAAATAGATGAGATGTAAGATATTATATTATTTAATGGAGATGAATAACTTGAAGGAGATAGATAATTTAATGGAGACGGATAATTTGAACTACTTATTGATTTACTTTTTAATATACTTGTAGTTAATGTCCTAGTTGATAATTCTGTTGATATACTTGTCAATGAACCAGTTGTTGTACTTTTTGATGAGATTGTTATAATATTTGTGGATGAACCTTTTGTTGTACTAGTCGATGTACTTGTTATTGTAAAGATGGATAAACTTGGTGTCATACTAGTTAATGAACTCGTTGTTACACTTGATGATATACTTTGTAATGCACTAGGTGATACACTTGATAATGCACTTTGCGATACACTTGTTAATGCACTTGGTGATGCACTTGGTAATGCACTTGGTGATGCATTTGGTGATGCATTTGGTAATACGTTTAATGATACACTAGAAAATATACTTGATGATGCACTTGGTGATATACTTGAAGATATACTTGATGATCCACTATTTGATCCACTATTTGATCCACTATTTGATCCACTATTTGATCCACTATTTGATCCACTATTTGATCCAC